CAACCGCATAACCTTTTATAAGTCCTGTAACTTCATCAATAATTGGTATGCGTTTTGCCGCTTGCTCTTGGCGCAAATCACGCATTTGCTCCCCAACAGTAGCGCGTGATTGTTGAAGATATGTAAGGTAGTTTTGGTCAATAGGATGGTTTAGGATGATGCCAATTTGAGGCGTCATCGGGATTCCAGTCTGTTGGAATTCTTTCCTAATTTGTGCGCGACGAGCTTCAAACTGTTGGATGGAGCCAGGGTTCATTTTTGTCTGAAGAACAGCGCCAGCAGCTTGCGCCAAATCACCATAGCTTTTGTCCATGAATGCAGTCTTTTTCTGCTCTTGCGCCAATACGTCATCTTTCATCTTGGCTGCATCAGTAGCATACTTCACTGCTTTTGCATAAGCATCATCATAAGCATCTTTGTTGCCAGCCAAGAGCATTGCTTTGGCATACTTCATCTGGTTTTCTGAATTACGAGTCAATTCAGCAACCATGTCAGGCACGCGGGCCTTGTTGTCTTTTTTGTTTGCTTCGTCATCTGCTTGACCCAAAGCCATTTTTGCAAACGCTCTGTCAGCATCAATCTTTGACTTTTGCGCCTGCATACGCATCTGCTGCTCTTGCAAATTTCCCTGAACCAAAGACAACTCAGCCAAACCACGTTGGCGGGCCATCTGACCTTCAGGACTTGCTTGCAGATTGCGTTGTGCAGTCTGTTGGTCAATCTGACTCGTCCAATTAAATAATTCAGCCATATGCTCTAACCCCTGTTATTGGAAAAGACTAGCCAAGCTCAATCCTGCGGATACGTTAGCCGTATTAGCCAAACTTTGAGCAGACAGTGACGACCCGCCGCCAGCAGAACCAGCCTGTGCAAGACCTGACAATTGCTGAACCTGTTGATTGTAGAAGTTATTTCCGTAAGCAGACAACCCGGCAATACCTGCACCACTGCCCAAAGTTCCGCTTGCAGCCTGGCCACGTTGAACCGCAGTAAGCCCTGCCTGATACCCAGGCATGGACGTGATGCTAGAAGGATTGTTTGTAAGGTTGCTCAATTGAGAAGCGTATTGGGCGCGGTATTGGGCCATAGGGTCTTGCTGTTGACCCGCTTTCTGCATCTGCTGTCCAGCATAGATTGAGTACAAATCGGTTGCGGCAGTCAACGCGCCTTTTGGCGTGGATAGAACATCGCCAATATTACTCAATGACCAAGGGGATGAAGCAGTAGCAGCAGCATCAGCACCTGCTGCACCTTGGCCCATAGCCTCACTAGCCGCTTGAGAGTCTGCCGCTGCATTCCATCCAGTAGATGTTCCCATTCCTATGTCGGAAGTTGTAGCATCTGCACCGGAAGAAAACAGGCTAGACAAGCCGCCTCCGCTATCACCAAACAGACCCAATGCCTGACCGCCAAAGTAAGCGCCTGCGCCCAATTCAGCGGTTTGTACCAGAGGATTTGCTTGAAGGCTTTGAAGCCCGCCAAGGATGCCTCCTCCGCTTCCGTCAGTTCCTAATGCGGAAGATATGCTATTTGTGATTTGGCTAACTGCGCCCATTTCCTGCTCCTAAATAAATTGTCAGTTCATATTTCATGTCCGTACCCAAGTTGACTTCCTTCACTTCTGCGGGAAAGTCTGAATACTTGACAAACTCCGATATACGGGGATTGTCGAAGTAGGTAACGGCTTTGTCGTATTTATCTGACAACTTGTTTGTGAGCAAGTTGACGGCTTCTGTCAAATCTTTTCCATTGCCACCATTCATGCAATGGAATTCAATTGTGTTGTTACCCACATATTTTAGTATGGTTACAACTTTTTCGGTAGTAAAAAACACCTCGCCACGGTTGCAATACTTTACAAACGACTCCCAAAGAAATTCCGCGCTGATTTCACGGTCAGCGTAATGCTTCTTCCAATCAGCAAAGATGATTTCTTTTAGGCGCATGACGTTAGTCAATATGAGCTACGCGCATAACAGTTTATGCGTATTGCCATTTGAATCAGTGATTGTAATGTACCCTGTAGCAGCGGGAGCGCCAGCTATGTACGGACCAAAAGTATCACCGCTATTGATGGCAGCAGCAGCATCCACGAACCATTGCAGCCAAATAGCATTGATAGACCCATCAATGTCTAGTGGCGCATAAGTCGGCGCTGGAGAAATCTTGGTAGATGTAGCCATTGTTTACCCTTTCACAATGTCCCAAGTTGAACTTGAAGATCAACTGAGGCAATACGCATAGGCGTGTTTGACAAGTGACGGAAATGGAATGCACGTTGACGGAAAGTACCGCAATCCCAAAGCATAGGGCGGCTGTCAAACAGATTTACGTTTCTGAAGTTTGTCCAAGACTGGTAATCGTTGTCCGAGAACCTGACTTTCAAAATAGAACCCGGAGTTGTATCGCCCACTACTTCTAAAGAAGTAAGCAACTTATTAAACCGGGTTCCGCCATCGAACTTAGGAGTGTAGAGGTCTACAGGGAATAAACTTCCCAAATCGTTGTAGTTCGTGGCGGAAAGGGTCAACAGCGTGTTGGCAGTCGCATGCTGAAGTATGTGTCCTTGTGAACTGTTAAATGTCGAATCAATGATAGGAAAGTAATTCCCATTCGAGTCCGTCCATTGATACCACACACCTGAAGTCAAGTCATACACCAGTGTCAGATTTGCATTAGGCAAAGTCAGTCCATAGAACGTATGTCCCATTTCCTTATGTGACCATCCCCAAGCCAATGTACAGTTGGCATTGTCCAAAAGCCTGTCAATTGGGCTTGTTGAAATAGGCTTGCACTTCAAGTTCTCCATCATGACCACTTGTTTTGCGCCGGAACGGTTAGTACCTAGCCAAATCAAACGGTCTGCAATAGATGTTAAAGAGTATCCATTAACACACCCAAAGGGTTCTTTAGAATTTGGTACAGGAAGTAAAGGACTACCAGTGGGATTAGCAGCATCATAAAAACACTCCGTTGTCCATTGTTTAATAGCAACCACATAGGAACTTTGTCTAGCAATAGCCATGCCGCCATCTTGCTCAGACGACGCCTTGATGTTGTTGACGCTTGTTACCCAAGTGGTCAAGTCATTCAAGTTGGAGCCGTATATGACTCCATACACATCCATCACATAAGCGGTTTCATCTAGCCAAGCAACGCCCGGTACAGTGTATTGCGGGAATCCAGCGCCTTGGACAGATAAAACTACACCTGTGGCAGTAGCTGTAGCGTTAGCACTGATTGTAAATACAGTGGTGCTATTGATTAGCGTTACATACGAGCCAGATGGAATTCCGGGGCCGGAAATAACCGCGCCCAAAGGAATAGCCAACGCATTGGACACCGTGATTAAAGGCGAGCCATTGGTCGTATTGGCAGCAGGGGCAAATGGTATGTTGCTTGGAACTTGATAAAACGGAAACGTAATTGGCGTGTAATTGGTAAAGACATAAGCAGTACCATTCTGCTGCAACAACATCTGCGGATTGGTTGCGCTATTATTTGTAACAAAAGACCACCGACCTGTACCTGTCACACCAGACAACGTACCTACAACGGACGGGCCGTTATACAAGACATTGTTGAAAACAGAGTAGATAGAACTAACGCCAATGTTGTATGGCCCTTGCCAATTGTAAACACCGCCACCGTTTGTATTGGCAAAAGAAGCGTATAGGCTCAAGCCGGGGCGCTTATAAACAGAGTATTCATTCTCGCCCATCTTCTCCACAAAGGCATTGATGATCTTGGCATCTTTGGCCGATGTTTGATCTCGATTCTCAGGCTTGAGAACGAGAGGTAGGCGCGTGGTATCTCCTGGCATTACCGGAAGTTCCCAGCGTTATACATCGAGCGTTGATCTGGCGTGAACATGGTAGGAGCATCTTCTACGTCATTGTTCTCCAGCATTGTCCTATAAGCCATTGCCTTGGCTTCGCAGCGTTGGATGACAGTCTCGGGCTGACCTGTGCAAATCTCGGCTGATAGACCCCATTGGAGGGCTATAAACCACTCTTGCGGGAAGTCGATGGTATCCAAGATGCCAACTGCGGTAGTGATCTGCTGCTGGACAATCAAATGTCCTTTGTAAGTAGCAGCAGCGGTAGCGTCCGGCGTCAGCCAAAAGGATACATTCAACTGAGTGGGTTGCTTGTCCACAAAGTAAGAGTTCGGCGTGCCTGCCTGAGTGGTGTTGCTCAGACGGGTGTATTCATCCCAAGACAACACTTGCAAGGGTGTGCGGTTCCCTGTGCTGTCCACTTGGTAAGCAGACAGTACCCGAAGATTACGAGTAGAGCCTAGTGCTACTCCGTTATACAAGGATTGACCTGCCACAAAGGTTACGGGCAAGTCAAGTGTTTGCCACAGCTTAAGCCCTTGGGTCTGCCACAACGAAATCATATCGTTGAGCCGATTCATATTGGTCGCAATAGCTTCGGAAGAAGGCTCTTGACCCTCTTGCAGTTTACCGGCGTTCTGCATCGCCATTGTGATGCAACGGTATGCAGAATTAAAGGTAGATGGTGTGGTCATGGTCGTATTTTACTCTTGCAGCATTTCCGGCACAATGGTATTACGTGCTACCTGACCGTGTCGGTGAGTTCTTGACTTTTGCCATTTACGATACGCCTTTAATTCGTTCTGCTACGTGCAATCCGCCCAATCCTAACATACCCATAGTCAAGGTTGCCAAAGGGCCAATGTCCAACTGAGGCAAATTCACTGGATGACCAAACAATGTAGCAAACGCAATAATCAAAGGCTGACCCACAAAGTTCCAGAAGTAGGCAAATGCACATACCCAGCCAAGACCACCGCGCCAATGTTGCAGTGGGTCAGTGCTTTGTGCTTCTGCTTGATCGATATTTGTTTGAGCATTGAGCAAAGCCAACGATGCTGCCAATTGATCTCGCTCTTGTTGCGTCTTATCGGGGAAGAACATCCCCAAAATGCTTTTCGCAGCTTCAGCCGCAGTACCGATACCTGTAATGTCCATGACTACTCCTAAGAGTTATAAAGTTCCATTTCTGCCTGACGACGACGCAGCAAGCCTGCAATCTCTACACCGCCTGCCTTGTCCCAACGTAGAAACTGATCGCCAGCCGCATCCGCAGTACCAGCGTTAATCATTTTCAACAATGTGGATGATTCCAGATTACCTATGCCAAGGTTGTAAGCAAAGGAAACAAGTGCATCAAATTGATTCTGTGTTACGCCAGCAGTAACGAGGCGGTCTACCTTTTCAGCCTTGTCGTGCAAGTCAGACATAAGCATCAAGTCTGCTTCTTGTTGGCTGATGGTTTGCCCTTCGGTAACGCCTTCAATATGACCGTATCCGATAGTCCATACGCCTACCACATCTTGATACGAATCAAGTTTGCAGCCCTCAAATTGCTTAACGAGGTCAACGCATGCTTGAGATATGTTCATTTCCGTACCCACCCTTCTATAAACAAGGTGACTATACCGCCAATTGCAGATGCTATAGCCATGCCCATCCAAAATCCCCCTTTAGATTTGTTGGCTAATGCCAGCAACTCTTTAATGTCTTTGTCCATTGATTCGACTTGTTTAGACAATGTTTCAACTTTGGACTCTAACGCTCCGAAGTCGCGGGGATCAATTGGGTCTGTCATGATTAGCAGTGGTTTCCAGTGGGGTCAATCGGGTTTAGCAGCTTCACGCAGATAAAAGTGCCAATGGCCTTCTGCAAAGAGGTTGCAGCGTAATCACTACCGTCCAAGTTTTTATCAAGATGATATACCTGGAAACGATCACTCATTGTAATACATCCTTTAGGCGGAATGCCCAAAATCAGCAAAACTGTCCAGTTCAGAACCACATCTGTTAAGAAAAATGTAATCAACAAAGGAGAGTACAAAGTCTCGTTAAGAAGATTAAGTTTCTTCTGTATCCACAAACGATACACGCTAATGGCAGCAGCAAAGCCCATGTAAAAGAACCACAGGGCCACTATCCAAAAGTAAGGAGTGTTAAAGTCAATGGTGAATGTCATAGCGTTGCTCCTAGCTTCCAAAGCGCGTCAATCTGTGCCGGTGTCTGTCCAAGTCCAGTAGCCATAGTCAAAACCATTGGATGATTACGCTGGAAGGTTTCGCTGTAACCCCACCAATCTTTCAGCGTTTGGTCAGTGCTTGCAGTTACCGCAGACTCTACTTGGTTGCGTAGACCTGCTTGTGTAAGCGCCATGCGAATCTGACGAGGCGTAAGATCAGTAAATACAACAGGCGGCGCAACTGGCGGCTGAATTGCACAAAGCGTCATGTGTGCAGCCCATTCAGGCACAGAGCCATCGGGGGATTCGCATTGGTAGTAGCCGCCATTGGCGTCTGTAAATGCTAGTGTGGTCATGCAACCCTCGCAATAG